TAAAAGTTTCTTCATCATAACTAGCAAATGTCCATAAATACTTTTTATCTTTTTTAAATACATAAGCATTAGTTGTCATCATAGCTGGAGTCATGGCTAAAAATTCTTTTTCTGTCGCATGACCTGAATCACCACAAGGATCGATCCATTTTATAGAATAAAAAAAATATTTTCTCTTACCTATTGATATATGTCTGAATTTAGACTTTTTCTTGACCATTTAGTGTTTGTTCTTATCTATTGATTCTAACACAGCCCTATACCACTCTAATTGTCGTTTAAGCTGTCTGTTTCTTATAGATAAACTAATAATTCTTTTTCTACAATATTTAAAAATTCGCAGTAATCCTATCATTTAACTTCTTCTAATGGTTCTTTTTTCCATTTGTGTTTTTTATATTTTTTACCATCTTTTAAAATTATATTATATTGACCCCACTCGGACACAACTTTTTCCCCACTATTAACACTCTTGCTTGACCCTATACTAATATATTTATTAGTATCTAGTGTATTAGTTATAGGCGATAGCTGGGCTTTAGGTGGTTGTGAGTTATCTACATATTGAAATTTATCGTAATTTATAATGCTTATAATGGTTAATTTTCTGCTAGGGTGGGCAGAGGTGGGCAAAAGGTGGTGCAAACGAGTAGCTATCATCTTTCTATTTTTTAATCTTTTTATAAAAGTACGCATCTCAGAATATGTTATACCCCAAATCTCAGCATTTTTTCTTAATGGAAATACTAATTCTGATCTTTTAACAAATATACGATTATCTAAAAATAATAATGTTTTATCTTTGTGTGTTGCTTGGCTAATCATGTAAAGCCATATTGCACTTTGCTTTAGATTCTTAAATACTTTGTGTTTCCATATTTTTCTATAAACTAAAAAATATCCGCTATCTCGTTCCATTCTTTTATCCTCTCTCTTACTTGTTTTGCTAAATTCTCTTGTTTTCCATATTTTTCTTCAAAAGCTTGTTTGCCTAAATGTACTGATATTTTGCTTGTGCGATGGTGTGCTGGGCAAAGCGGAATTATATTAAAATGCGATGGTCTTAGACTTAATCCTGTATGATTTCTAATATGGTGTATTTCTGCTGGTCTTACTAATCCATCTTTTTCACAAGCTATACAACCATAAGCGGCTACCTTAGTCATATACTCTCTTTCAGCTTTGTTTGGTCTTTTCTTTGCCACAATATTACATCTTTATTATATTTAGATTTAGTTCTTTTACCTGAGTCTATTACTAAATCAATTTTTTTAAGTTCGTTTATTCTAGCACATATTGAAGATAATGGTTGACCTAAACTATCAGCTATTTGTTCATTAGAAAAAGGTCGTTCAGATAATAAATTAAATACTTCTTCTCTAAGTGTTAGTTTGTTTCTTTTAGTTTCCCAAGCTGATTTGCTTGTTGATGATTCTTTGCGATATGCTTTGTAATCGCTAAATAAATCTAATTGGCTCATATCTATTCCTCTTTTTTAGGCAGATGGCGACTAGAGAGAGAAAAGCCGCCACCCACATTTTATCTTACATGACGTTAGGAATGTAAGTTTTTAACCTAAGTATTGATATGAAAACTTTTATACTTAATCCCAACAGGGATAATCTCTCTTAACATAAATATAATTTTTTTCATATCTGATTCTGTTTGTAAGTGATTTGCTAAAAAAAGTCAAAAACTATAGTGTAAATTGTGGCAAATGTTTAAAAAACTAGGTTTTATGGGGTTTTTTTACTATTGCAACTTACAACCCATTTGATACTCTTTTTGTATGTTAAATAAAAAAACTAAACAAGGAGAGAGCAAAATGAATAAAGTAATAAAAATAAAAGTAAAAAAATTTGGTACTTTCAAAGAAGCATATAAGTATCAAAAAGAGCTGACAGGTAAAAATTTTGACGATCATGTTGTGAAATGTAAATACGATCATAAAATGGATTTACATAAAAATAATAATTTTCCATATATGGTAGATGAAAAGGGAAATATTTTTTATGTTTTTTCTTGTCCTGAAAAACAATCAAAATTACCTTTAAATATTTTACATAAAATGGACACTATTGTCGGTCTGAATGACTCACCATTGAGTAGGGCATATATTGGTAAAAATAAAATAATTATAACCAGCAAATATAAAATACCTAAAAAAGATTTTTGGAGAGGTTATGTAGCAGATAAAGGTTGGTTTGTTACTGGTATTTCCTCTATAGATTTAATTGTATATAATTAGGAGAGAGCAAATGAATAAACTAATATTAAAAACACCATCATTTGATTTGATGGAAGATGTTAAAAAGAAATTTGGTGTGGAGTTCCACCCAAATACTCCTATCAGTAAGATAGGAGAAAAACTAAAGGAGATGGGTTATTATGATAAAAGAACTACCCAAGCTTCAGCAACGATACGACAGACAAATAGTAATGGAAAAGAATCTGTTAGAAAAGTTGAGGAAGCTACAAGAAAAGAAAAAACAGTTGGCATTCAGATTGCACCAAGTAAAGCATCACCCAACTAATTATATATAGAGAGAAAATAGAGATATGAAAAAAACAATACTTATGACAATGCTCGTATGCACTTTTTTAAATGCCTGTGTTCCAAATGTTGTAGTTGACACAAAAGGTCGTTCAGGAACTTTTGACTTTTCAAGAGCAGAAAATTTAACCAATGATAAAATACTTTGTGAACAATTAGTAAAGGATAATGTGAACCTTACATTTGATTATTCAAGATATGCTTTTGCTAAATATGTTGAGATAGGAACTATTGGTTTAATAAAAGCTGACGAACTTAAATCAAAGAAAATATATAGAAACTGTTTAAAAAATCGTGGTCATAGTACATTAGACTAAAAGAGATAATATGATAAAAATAAACACATTACCACCACTTGAAATTGATAAAGTAAAAATTTGTGAGATTGAAATAAATCAAAGAGGTGTAGCAAACCATTTAATTAGTCGAGATATATTAACTTTGTTAGATTTAAAAAATTTTGTAATTAAAGAGGGTATAAATGGTTTTTATAAGAGATCAGGTTTTGGTATTAAATCTTGTAATGCTGTAATAGAACTTTTAAATCATGCTTACCCAAATCTTGTAATACATAAATCATCTGTGAAATATACATACAAATAATGCCTAAACCATCAACTAAAACCAAAATTTTAGCTTATATATGTGCTAAATGCTTTACCACTAAAGCTGATAAATTAGCTTGGTTTTGTGGTAATACACTTTTCAATGAGTCGTTACTCTGTCGGATTTGTTGGAAAGATCAATTTAATCGTCTGACGGAGCAAGAAAAACAGGAGTATAGCTTTTATGCCAAGAACAAATAAAACTAATTCTGACGAGATAGATTTATCAATACAAGATAAACTCGCTAGATGGGATTTGTCCAATGATGAAAACGAAACAATAGCCGCAGAAGTTATTGGACTCAGACTAAAAAGACTTAGACTTTTGCGTAATAAAACACAGACAAGAGTTGCTAAGAAAATAAATGTCAGCTTCCAACAGTTGCAGAAATATGAGAAAGGTTTAAATGAATGTAGATTCATAAACATAATCAAACTTTCAGAATATTTGGGTGTTGATGTAGATTATTTCTATAAACCATTAGTAGAGAATAATCTAAAATTTTTAACAAGGAGAGAGAGGAATGGATATGACAGATATAACAAACAAATTTAACAATAAAATTTCTTATAATCCTAAAGCAAAAAGTTATAGGTATTATGTAGATGGAGAACCTAAATCAAGTGTTACTACTACTATTGGTAAATATACTAAACCGAATTTAGAAAATTGGTATAAAAAAAATAGAGATGAAACAGTTAAAGAACTAATGCTTGAACAAAAAAAACCTTTAGATGAAATAAATAATTTTATATCAAGGGTAAAACAAATTTGTGATGCAAAAGAATCTTTTGGTAGAGATGTTGGTTCTGAATTGCACGAATGGATAGATTTATTTTTAAAAAATAAAAATCCTGTAATACCATCTAAACAACCCTTAAAAAGAATGGCTGAAAGATTTACAAAATTTTGGAAAGAACACAAATTTATAGTAATTGAAAGTGAATTACCATTATATAGTAAAAAATTTGATATGTGTGGTACAAATGATGTAATAGTAACAAAACCCTCTTGGAAAGGTCAGTTAGCTGTTCTTGATTGGAAAACAAGTAAAGATTATAAATTTGAAAATTGTATTCAAGTTGAGATGTATAGAAGATTTATAGAGGAAACTACAGACTTTAAAATACGAAAACTAGCGATTGTTAATATTCCAAAGGAAGAAGACAAAGAGTTATCTTTTTTTGAAATTGATAGAAAAATAATTAAAAGCGAGAGGTATTTTAAAGCTTTTGAAGCTATCAAATGTTTATCTGATACCGAAAGTCAATTTAAAGAAGACCTAAAAAAATGGAAAAAGGAGAAAAAAATAAATGTATAAAAGAAACTTTAATAAAGATGATTTTGAAACTCACAAGTTAGAAATCACATTAGTTCATAATAAAGGTAAATGGGATTATAAAAGTTTGCCTAAAGTAAGTATGTGGGATTCAACTGCAAAAAAAAAATACTCGCCTTATGAGTTTGATAAATGGTTACAAACACCACATATTAGAAAAATGATAGAAAAAGGTGCAAACCTTAAAATTGCTACTTATGATTATGAAGATACACCTACTAAACCACAATTTGATGATGGTAATAGAAGAAAAGTAGTTTTTTATTTTAGTGCCTTAAAAAATCAACCCCATAAACCTATTGATGGTATGAAACCTATAGGTCAAGCTATGCCACAGTATAGGGAAATGCCAATGACAGAAGCTAGACCATCTGCTCCTGATAACGCAGTTCCTGTACAAAAAATGGAAGATATGGACGATGACCTACCATTTTAAAAAAATAAAAGATAAATTAACTATATTATCGTTGTACTACAGAGAGGGTCTAGTAGGGTTTTTATTTGGTCTTTTCTGTGGTATGATTCTGATTTTATGTCTGTAGATAAAGAATTAGATAGTTTGCAATTACAAATAAAAGGATTACTAGGTGAATTGCACAACGTTAAAAAAGAATTTGCACTTAAAGAGGAAGAATTACAAGCAACATATCTTGAATTAAAAAACATTAAAGATTTAGAAGAAAAACATAAAAAACTAAATGGCGAATTGCGTAAAGAAATTGATGATTTAAAAAAAGACGCAAAAGAAATGTTACAATATCCATGATTTTATTCGGTTATCCAATACATAGAAAACATACAAATAAAGTAAAAAAGATTTTAGTTTCTATTGTTGCTATCATAGTTTTTTTACTTTTAATATCATGCAGTAAAATAGAATTTAATAACTTTGACCCAACAACATCAACTTTAAAATACATAATTACAAAAGAGGACAAATGGAAACAATGAACTTGAATAGCAGAGAAGCTTATAAAAAAATGACAGAAGCTAGTAAAGATTGGTCAGAGTGGGCTGAAAAAGTTATTTTGCTTGATGAGGGTAAGAAAGCTGTATTTAGCAAACTTTTTTTAAAATACAAACTTGACACTAAAACAGTTGGAGAAGCTGAACATAAAGCTAGAACTGACCCTGAGTATGAAACAATAATTAAAAGCTATGCTCATGCTGAAAGCCAATTAATAAAAGCAAAACTTATGTATAACAATCTTGATAGATATTTGTCTGTAAGACAAACAGAAGTAAAAAGAGATTTAACCCTTGCTGGTAAGCAAGAGGGATAACAAGATTCTAAATGTTGAAACTGCTCCTTAGCAAATATACTACATTTGGATAGACCCATAAGCGAGAGTTTATGGGTCGGCTCTCTCGGTACAGGGTAGTTTTTAGTTATTCTGCCCTGTGCCATTAGTGCTTTACTATTTCAAAATCTGTAATGTCGGTGTTTTCTGTAATTGGTTCTATATTGTAATTGTAATCTACAAGCTTTACATCATCAAAAGCTGATAATTGTTTTATAAAAGAAGATAATTTAATTAACGATGGACTTTCATCTACAAACCTTAAATTAATAAAATGACCAAAAGGTTCATACTGACTCTCCATTTTAAATTCAACATCTATAATAACTGCATCTTTGACCATTCATATCTATACTATTTTTTTCTCATTATGTCCGCACCTTTAAGACCATAGATAGCAGATACGACACCAATAAAAATAGCTTGATACCAATAAGGAAGATTTTTAAAATATTCAAAAAATAAATCTAATTTAACACGAATCTCAGGATCGTCAGAAAAAACAGACCAACCCAATAAAAGAATAGGCAAAGATACGAGAACAAGGACAAATTCGTCTTTCCAACCATTATCATTACTCTCAATAATTTTCGCTTTATATTCAAGTTCACCTTTCGCCATTTTCTCAGCATGAAGCATCTGAGCATCTGACATCAACTGTTTTGTTCGTTGTTTATTTTGATATATCTTTGCTCCTGTCTTTACACCCAAGCTTAATAAATTCAACCACATTATTTTAACTCCTTTAATAATTCGCAATAATGAATTGCTTTGTCTATATCCTCATTACCATTTTTTTTATCATAACGACATACATACTTAATTATGTTTCCTTGTATAAAACTTAGGTTATTTTTAGTAATAAACTCTATGGGCTGTATTTTAAACGATTTGTAGTGATTCCCTTGTACTTGCCTATCTAAAGCTGATTTGCTTAAATTTGACCCCTCTTTGTTCGATTTAGACCCCATATTTGTACTATACTAACTTCTTAATCCAATTTCCCTTATTGTTCAAGACCATAGGTAAAAGTCTTGGTATTCCATCAATAATAATACCACAACCTAGAATAAACCTTGTTTTGAAGTTTTTAGCATAGGCAAAAGCTAATGATTTTTGATTTATCAAACAACCTACATTCATAGCAAAAAATAAATTATCAGGATTTGCCCACCAAGATATTACAAACTTTGTATGATAGTGACCTTGAACTGCTGACATACCCATTGTTTGAGAAACTTTTAAAATATCTGCTGATCTTCCATGAGTAAAAAAACATCTTTGTTTATTTGGTAAATCAAGTGTTAAATCATCTACCCATTTCCATTTTTTTGTACCTAAAAAATCACCATAGTCTTTTAAAAACTCTTTACTCATTCCATATTTCAATGCTCGTCTATAAACTAAGCTTGAATGATTAGATTCTACTTCAATCATTTTTGGATATATTGATTCTAGTTCTTTTACATATTTTCTTGATAGTTTTAGTTCATGTCCAGCAGAATATAAATCAGGGTCGTGTGTGTGCATATTTATAGCATGAAAGTCTAATAGATCGCCAATATTAACAACAAAATCAGGTTTGTATTGTTTCTTGATTTCTTTTAAAAATTCTATTGAGTCTTTGTGATGATATGGAATGTGGAGATCAGATATAACAAGTATTCTCTTATAGGTCATTATAGACCTATACAACTATTTGGTGAGTAAGTAAAGTAATTGACCTAAAACTAAAAGTCCTACAGCACCAAGAGAATATAAAATACGATCTTGCGTTTGTTTCATGTGAAAAAGATGGTTCTTAATTATTAAATCGATTTTTTG